CGCAGATCTCCGGCATGCTCTGCCACTTTCCCTCGCTGTCGTACTGGATCTCGAGCCTTGCCGTGCTGCCCTCCTCCAGATACATCCGGATATCAAACCGGCTCAGATACTTCCGCTCCCGGAAATCCGTCCCGAAAAGCCCAAATTCCGCCATCCAGTCGAAATCCTCCTCGATCTCGCCCTGGCTGCCCATCAGCGCGGTTAGCCTGTTCCCGTCCTCGTCGATCGCGAAAAGCTCGTCATCCACGCGACCGAAGCCCAGCGCATGGAAGTTGTCCTCCTTGTGCCAGATGTTGAGCTCGGTGTTGTAGCACATCATGTGCCACAGTCCCTCCGCGTCCTGCATGCTGATGTAATACTTCCCGCCGACGGCGCCGGCCCTGGCGTTTTTGTACAGCCTCCCGCCCAATTGGCTGCTGACACTCACGGGCATGCTCCCGTCGAACATCATCACGTCCGTCCGGCTTTTGTAGTACACCTGCTCATTGACCACCACAGCGCTGTCCCCGCTGCCGTCCTGGATCCCTCTGGCCATGGTTGTATTGATCTGGAACGTGCTCGGGCTGGATCCGTACACCTGATGGATGCAGTTCTCCTTGAAAAAGACCGGATAGCTCTTCTGCCGCACAGCTCCCGTGAAGAATCCGTCCGTCCCGACCGATGCCGCGTAACTGTCCTGGCTGTTCCCCAGGAATCTATACCAGTTTTTAAAATTCCCCAGCGCTGAGGCCCGGATCTCGTTGACGGTCTTCCCGTTCTCGTATCCGTACTTGCAGCCCCACAGACGGTTATTGCTCTCCACCATCCAGTCCATGTCCGGCATTTCCCGGTCCACGCGCACGGTCTGCGCCTTGCACGCGCTCAGATACTCGCTGACCAGCCCGGAAACAACGATGTAATTCTCCCCGCAGAAATACACGATGTAGCTCCCGTTCAGCGCGCTCACCTGCGCCTTGATCCGCGTCCCGGCTCCGTCCGGCGCTTCCAGTCCGCTGATCGTGACGGCGTCGTACATCTCGAGCCCGTGCCCGATCCCGATGCCGCTGATCTTGACGTAAGTGGTCGCCACCTCAACCCATTCCTCGGTGCTCGCCGTGTACTGCCGCAGCACATCGTTGTCCCCGCTCTGATCCAGCCAGAGCTTCCCGTTCACCGGGTTCGCCGGCGCTGTCGCGGAAACGGTGATCTGTGTCATGTCATAATCGGTCCCGTCCCCTCGGCACATGCCCAGGCTGATCTGGTTGCCGCTCATCTGGAAAAGCCGGTCGATCGTCCCGTAATCGGCCAGATCCACGGTATTGAAATACTTTTTATCCGGGAAAATCAGCACATACGCCCCGAAATGCACGATCCGCTTGGGGCACATCACCGGCTCCGTGCTTACGGTCAGCCCCGCCACAGGCGTGAAATTCCAGTACACGCGGCTTCCCCGCACAAAGACCAGCTGATCCCGACCGCTGATCCCGGTCAGCGCGTCATTGCCCTCGAAAGTCGTGTATGCGCGCTTCTTCCGGATCCCCAGCAGCGGATACTGATCTCCGCCCAGGTTTTTCATGTCGTACATCTCGCCGTCCTGGATGATGGCCCGATGATTGTAGCCCAGGAAGGTTGTGGTCATCAGCGTCTGCTGCTGCGTGACGGAAAGCTCCGGCAGTCTGTTCATGGCTATCTCCTTTATATTCTCAGTTCCCGCACCCGCGTCAGCGGCATATGCGTCCGCCGCCACCAGTCGTGGAACATGTCATAGGCATTATTGAAAAGCGTCCTGTCGTTGTTGTACTTGTCCATCTCCAGATTCAGCAAGTCCACCTTGCTCATCAGCCAGAACGTGTATAGCTCGTCATACGGAAAAGGCGCGATCAGCTCTGTTCCCGGGTCCGTGTCCTTGTCGTATCCCTCAAACACGATCCGTCTGTCCGGCCACTGCCAGTGCTTGACGATGATCTCGCGGAAGATCAGCCCGTCCAGCTCGCTGAGCGCGGCGATTTTCAGATCCCGTTCCAGCATGTTGGGCCTCATGGCATCCAGTCGGTCGATGGCTGTCTGTATGGTCATAGCTTGAAATCCTCCATTCAGTAAAAATGGACGGGGATGTCCCCGTCCTCATGCCGTTTCCGGCTCAAATCAAATCGGCTGGTTCACCAGCTGCTCCGCCGACCGGTTCGGAATGTGGTCCGCGAAATCGTCCGCCTCGGCTTCCGCCGCCAGGCTCTCCGCGAGCACCTCCGCGATCGGCTGCGGCAGCTTCTGCATCTGCCCATTGGCCGGCACCAGGTACCGGCGGTCATTGACGCAGATGTAATACTGCTGATCCTCGCCTCTTGGTTTGCGGGGTACGATCATGTCCACCTGTACATCCCACGGATCCTTCGGTGTGATCACCTCCGCCATCACTTCCTCGGTCTTGACTTCTTCAGTCTTGACTTCCTCGGTCTTTTTCGCTGCCATTTCTGTCTCCCTTTCTGCCCGTGACGTGGGCGATCCGGATTGCTTCCCTCCGTCAGGGAGGCGGGCCGGGTACAAGCCCGCCTCCCCTCAAGAGGAAAATGAAGAGGAAAATATCCAGAATGGGGCTGGCTCTACCCCGATTCTGTCACCTTAAAGACTCCCGATCAGTTGGCCGCATCGGTGCCGCTGTAGGAGCTGCCGCTCCACACGGTGCACATCCGCTCCTGATACAGGATCTTGCTGGCGATCTCGAACTTGGTGCCCACGGTGCTGAACTGGTTCAGAGGTCCGCCGACCTGTTCGCGGGTCTTGACGATGGTCTCCATGCCGGCTCCTTCCGGATCCACGACGCCGAAGGCGTCCTTCCCGAAGAACATCGTCTTATAGGTCGCGTAGGTCTGGCCCTGTTCCTTGATGATCGGAGCAAGATTGCTCTCGATGAACCTTACGCCGTGCAGCTCGCCGATTTCGCCATTAAAGATCTGCTGAGGCGCCGCGTACTTGTGCGCTTCCACCCAGTCCGGATGCTTCCGCAGGTCGTACGCGATGTGCGGATGCACGACGGCGACGTATTTATTGCCGCTGAATGTGGGCGCTCCGCCGACCTTCAAGTTGGTGACGGCTTTGTTGATCATGTCCGGCGTGAGGTTGCACGCGTAGCTGGCCAGCGCGGTCTGCAGCGCAGCCTCGGTGGCCGGGGTGCTCTTGTAGGTGTCGCCCTCATACGCATCCGCGAAGATGATATTGGTGGCGCCCTTGAGCACATTGCGGACCAGCAGGTCATGGGTCTTGCCGCCGGCAGCGCCGAGCTCCTCGACAGCGCCCGCGATCACGTCATCCAGCGCGTGCAGCTCGAGCAGGTCAGTCACTGCGACGTACTCGCCGTACTGGGCAAGCGCCACATTGATGCTGGTCATGCCGAGCTTTTCGCCGGTGGGAATGACGCCTTCGGTCAGCTGCTGGCAAAGCGGCAAGGTGTTCCATTTGCGCCATTCAATCGTGCGGCCCCGTCTGGTGGGCAGGCCCTGCTTGCGTCCGAGCTGGGCGAAGATCAGTTGATCCCGGTGATTCTCGAGCAGCTCGGTGTCGTAAAAGGTCTTCATGGTCGGCGTCAGGTCATCGGTTCCGGAGAACTGGGTGCCCACGCCGGTATAGGCATTGACGTACTGGCCGGTGGCATTCACCAGGGTGCCAGCGTCAGCCAAAAGGGAAAGATCAAAGCTCTTGATCAGTTTGTAAATCATTTCCATCGCGTTTCCGCTCCTTTCTGTGTCTTCGAGCGGCTGCACGATGCGTCCTCAGTCGTTACAGTACGATTTTCTCTCCGCGCCGTGCCCGCTCAATCAACTGTTGTCTCTGTTCGCGAGTCATGCTGCGGGCGTCAATGGCGATGTCCGAGGCCTGGGCTCCCTTCTGCAGCGCGCCTTCTGTGGGCCTGCTGCGGTTCGCCTGCAAGGTCTGGCTGATCTGCTGCGTAGCTCTCTGGATCCCGTAGGCCATCGCCTGCGGCTCCAGCTGGTCGTGATGGATCGCGTAGAACGCGTCCTTCACGCTCAGTCCGCTGTTCGGTGCAGTCAGCCTCCGGAAGGTTTCATTCTTCAACTCTTCCATCAGGTTGAAGTCCGGATAGATCTGCTTCAGCTCCTCCGCCTGTCTGGCGAGTCCCTGCAGGTGCTGCCGGAAGAACATGTTCTGCTGTTCCGCCTGCTCCTGCGCCTTAAGCCGTGCGTTCTCCGCCTCCATCTTCTGATAGAGCTTGTAGCCCTCCACGGTCATGCCGGCCTCTTCGGCGGCCTCTTCATATAGGCTGTCATCATCCATGATGTTATTGATCAGCCCGTCGAGGTCGCCCTCATTGATGCCCCGCTGCTTTGCCAGCGCATTCAGCGCCGGCTGGAGCTTGGCGAGCGTTTCGTTGGCATCTCTTTGGTTCTTGAACCGATCCTGGATGGCAGCCTGCACATCCCGGCTCCATTGATCCCTGAATTTGCCCTTTTTCGCTTCACTCCATTCATCGTCCAGGCTGGGTGCCGCTGGTTTCTGCTGGAATTGCTCCGCCTGAGGCTGTGCCGGCAGTGCCGGCTGTCCCTTCTGCGCTTCGGCCTGCTTCTGCG